ACCCAGAGCTGGAGACGGATGCGACACACGAGATGTTTGTCACCAGTCCGCCGCCTGATTGCGTCAACGTCCTATTAAATTACAACGACAACCCTTATTTCCCTGCTGTGCTAGAGGCGGAGAGGGTACACGCCGAAGCAACCATGCGGGTTGATGACTATCGGCACACGTGGCTAGGCATGTGCAAGCCAGCGGTTGATGGCGCGATTTACTTTGACGCGATGAGTCAGTCGATTGCAGGCGGACGCATTCGCAAAGTACCGCATGACGGCAGCTTGAAAACGCATGTGGTGTTCGACTTGGGCATGGCGGACAGCATGACGTTGATCTTGGTGCAAAAGGTAGCATCTGAGGTGCGGGTGATTCACTACATCGAGGGCAACCAGCGCATCTTGGCTGATTACAGCGCAGAGCTAAAGAGCCTCAGATTAGACGATCAGCCTATGAACTGGGGCAATATTTACTTGCCGCATGATGGGTTTCATGTGCGTCACCAAAGCGGCAAAGACGACGCTACGATCTTGCAAGGGCTTGGTTGGAGCGTCGAGAAAGTACCCAGCACGTCGATCAACAGCGGCATTGACAGGCTGCGAGAGTTATTCCCGCGCATTTATTTTGACAAAGAAAGAACGGCTCGGCTGGTGGAATGTTTAAAGCGCTATCGCTGGAACATATCGGCAAAGACGGGTGAAGCGGTGCGCCCCTTGCATGACGAATATTCACACGGCGCGGACGTTGCCCGTTACCTCGGTTTGGTCGCAGATCAGCTATCAAACGACGAATGGGGCGGCGCTCTTAATTACCCCTCGATGGGAACGGCTTATTAAAAAATCAATTACAGGTATCGCTGAGATGCGCCCCTAATCTATGACAAAAAAAACACCCATGTCCGAAGACGAGCTATTAGCTTTGACGGGCAACGAAATCAGGCAAAGCACAGGTTACCGAACGGGACGCTTGTCTGAGGCACGCCGCAAGAATTTGCAGTATTACCTTGGCCGCGCCGTGGGTGACTTAGCGCCGCCAGAGATCGAAGGGCGCTCGTCCTTTGTCGATTCAAGCGTTGCTGATACGGTCAACGGCTTGATGCCGTCGCTGCTTAAAGTCTTTGCCTCGGGGGATAACGTGGTGGAGTTTGCACCGCAAAAGCAAGCGGACGAAGAAGTTGCTTCGCAGGTGACGGATTACATCAACTATGTTTTCTATCGGCAGAACCCTGGCTTCCAGATCATGCGAACGTGGATGACGGACGCGTTGCTGCAAAAGAACGGCATTTTGAAAGTGATGTGGGACGAGTCCACGGTCGAAGCGCGTGAGGAATATAACGGCTTATCGGACGAAGATTTGGCGATTTTGGCGGACGACGAGGAGGTGGAGATCATCGAGCACACCCTGCAACCCGATGAAGATGACGCAGAAGATCGCCAGAAAGCCCTGCAAGGCATGGCCCAGCAGTTGGAGCAGGCGATGCACGCTGCGCAGCAACCCATGACTGCACCGCCCGGTCAGCCACAGGGCGTGATGCAGCCGAACACGCAAGCTATTCAAGCGGTTCAGCAGTTGCAAGAGCATATGGCGCACATCCAATCGTTGCCGCCAAAGATGCTGCACGATGTGGCTTGCAAGCGGACTAAAGAGAACAAGCAGGTCAAGATTTACAACGTGCCGCCCGAGGAATTTTTGCTGAACCGCGATGCACGCTCGATTGAAGACGCCCGATTTGTGGCGCACCAGGTGCTAAGAACGATCAGTGATTTGAAGTCGATGGGTTACAGGAACACCGACGACTTGACGAGTGATGACATTCAGGCCAGCCTTTCAGCAGAAAGAATTGAGCGCATTACGTTCAACGACGAGACGGGTTGGCAAAGCGGCGCAAACGAAGTGCCAGGCGACCCAAGCCAAAAGCAGATATGGGTGACTGAGTGCTACATGCGCATTGATGCGAACGGCGACGGCATTGCCGAGTGGCGCAAGTTGACACGCGCAGGCAACCGTTTGCTAGATAACGAGGAGTGCGATGGCCCGCCGTTTGTATCGATCACGCCCACGCCGCTACCGCATCAGTTCTTTGGACTGTGCCCAGCCGACCAAGCGCTAGAGATTCAAAAGCACAAGACCGTGGCGACACGCGCTATTTTGGATAACCTGAGCTTATCGGTCAACGGGCGATACTTTGCCGTCGAGGGGCAAGTCAACCTTGACGACTTACTCACCTCACGCCCTGGCGGTGTCGTGCGCATGAAGCAGGCGGGCATGGCAGGCAGGTTAGACCAAGGCTCGGCAGATGCGGCTGGCTCTTACCAATTGCTTGATTACCTTGAGCTGCAAAAAGAGCAGCGCACGGGCTTCACGCGCAACACCCAAGGTGTCAACGCTGACGCTATGAATCAAACTGCCACGGGCGCAAGCATACGCACGGCACGCGAAGACGCACGGGTTGAACTGATTGCGCGTGAGTTTGCCGAAACGGGCGTGAAAGAGCTATTTCGCATGATCTTGAAGTTGGTGAGTCAAAACCAAGACAAAGAAGCGCAGATTAAAGTAGCGGGCAAATGGCTGTCGATTGACCCACGCGCGTGGAAAAATCAATACGACATGACCATCAACGTGGGCTTAGGCACGGGTAATAAAGACCAAGAAGTGCAGCATTTATTGTCGATGATTCAAACGCAGCAAGGCGCGTTCCACATGGGCGTGGTGACACCTGATAACGTGTTTGCAGCGCATGACAAATTAGCAAAGGCGCTTGGCTACAAACAAGCGGGTTTATTCTTTAGCGACCCGAAAGACCCTGAGACTAAAGCTAAGATGCCGCCGCCAGCGCCAGATCCAGCGCAAGCAGCGGGACAGTTGGCGATGGCTTTGCAGCAAGCCAAAGACCAAAGCGCGATGCAGATTAAGCAGATGGAATTGCAGGCGGCGGGGCAACATAAGCAAGTTGATTCGCAGTTGAACATTCAAGTCGAGCGCGACAAAGCTGAAATGCAAGCCAAGGTTGACCAACACCGTCAATCGGTAGAGGCGGCGCAGCAAGATGCGAAGGCGGAGAAGGAAGCGCAACTTGAGCAGTTTAGAAGCGAGCTAGAAAAAGACCATAACAACGCCAAACTCAATCACGCAATGGCGATTGAACAGATGAAGCAAACGGCGGCGCGTGAGCTTGCAGAGCTAGAGGCAGCGACACGCATCCAAGTTGCCCAGATCAGCGCAGGAAGCGCGATTAGCCTTGCCAGCATAGCAGCGCAGCAGGCAGCAAGTAACGAGCTTGTCAGCGGCTTTAATGACAATGAGGTGATGGAGTGACACCACAAACGGAAAGTCAATTACGCAGCGAAGCCACACGCGGGCAACGTGCCAACGAGCTGATGGCGGACGACTTAATCGTCGAGGCCTTCACTTTATTAAATGACCGATTAACAAAAGAATGGGCAGACTCGCCCGTTCGTGATTCTGAAGGGCGGGAAAGAATATGGCTGATGCAGAAATTACTAAAAAACGTGGGCGACCATATAAACGAGATAGCGCAGACGGGCAAGTTAGCGAGCCTGCAACTAGAGCAGGAACGCACGCTGGTGCAGCGGGCAAAGGACTGGGCGAAGGAAGTCTATTAACGTGGGCTGAGTACGACCAAGCGCTGTACAAGTGGGAGTTTGACAACCGCGAAGCGCGTATCACGCGGGTTTACTTTGATGGCGAATGTCCTACCGATTACAGCGGCTGCTACTCGGAAGCGCCCATTAGTCACGGCAAACCCTCGGTCATGCTGTCAACAGGTTTAGTTATCGAAATCTAAGCGAAGCCAACACGCTATGGATGCCCCTTCAGTGGGGCTTTTTTGTTGGTGAATCCAAACGCAGAGATGCGCTGGGGGCGGGTGGAAATCCCGTTCAACGACTAGGAAATAATCATGGATACAGACACTCCAGTAATGGAATCTGGCGCTACCGACACAGTAGCGGCATTTGAAGCGGCTTTAGGTAAATCATTTGGTGAGCCACCGCCAGAAAAGGCAGAACGCGCACCACCGACCGAGCTTGAAGTACCTGACGAGATTGAGGTGAAAGACGAAAAGCCCGAACCCGAGGCGGACGAGGAAAAGCCCGAGGGTAAGAGCTACACGGTGAGGGTGGACGGCAAGGATGTGGTGGTTGATGAGGGCGAGCTACTCAAGGGCTACTCGCGCCAGCAAGACTACACCAAGAAAACGATGGAGCTATCCGCCCAGCGCCAGCAAGTCGATCAGGTCGCCGCGCAGATTCAAAGTGAACGCGCCCAGTACCAGAACCAGTTAAACCAATTGACCGCCGCATTAGGCGAACAATTAAGCAGAGCGCCCGATTGGGAAGCCCTGCTAGAAAACGATCCCGTCGAGTATTTGAAACAGCAGCACCTTTATCAACAAAGACAAGCAGCTTATCAAGGCGCTCGGCAGGAACAAGCTCGCACAGAGCAACAAACGCAAGCGCAAAACGCTCAAGCGATGCAGCAAATGTTGGCCAACGAAGCGGAGCAATTACTTGCCAACCTGCCGACGTGGAAAGACAACGCCAAAGCAGCGTCAGAGAAAACGGCAATCGCAAAACACTTGGTAGAACGTGGTTACTCAGCCGAGCAGGTATCGCAATTGACAGATCACAAGACCGTGATTCTGGCACGCGAAGCCATGCTGTACAGGCAAATGATGGCGAAGGCAAAGGAGACGGTCAAGACCGTCGAGAAGCTACCCCCGCGCATGGAAAAGCCTGGCGTATCACGCCCTACCGATGGTCGCACAACGGATATGCAAGCCCTTCGCAAGAGTGGCAAAGCAGAAGACGCTGCGGCTCTTTTCGCAAAAATGTTTTAAAGGAAATTTAAATGGCAATGTTTTCAAACGCAGGTACGACGTTTACCTACAACTCCTTGGTCAATGCAGAAGACGTTTCTGACGTCATCGCAAATATCGCGCCAATGGATACGCCCTTCTTGAGCGCCCTCAAGAAGACCAAAGCAACTAGCACGAAGCATGAATTCATCACCGATGATTTGACCGCCGCTGCTAACAACGCGCAACTTGAGAGCGATACGTTCGCCGCGGGTACGCGCCCCGTGCCCGTTCGCTTGTTCAACCGCACGCAGATCAGCTCCAAGGTCGTTGCCGTGTCTCGTACACAGCAAGCGTCCAACCCGTACGGCATGAAAAACATGCTGGCCTATCAGATGGCTAACGTGTCGAAAGAGCTGAAGCGTGATACTGAAGTGGCGCTGACTCAGAACAGCACCTCCAATGCTGGCTCGTCCAGTGTCGCACGTCAGACGCGTGGCTTGGAAGGATGGATTCAAACCAACGTGGATGCCCACACAGGCTACACCGCTGGTTCGTATTTGACCGACCCAGGCACCGCTTCTACGGACGGCACACAGCGCGCGTTCACTGAGACCTTGCTCAAAACGGCTTTGCAGTCAGCCTACACATCGGGCGGTACGCCAGAACTCATCATGGTGCCACCTGCTGCCAAGCAGACCTTCAGCACGTTTACTGGCAACAGCACCCGTTTTAAGGATGCTGACCAGACGCTGAACGCCGCCATCTCGATCTACGTGTCCGACTTCGGCACGCTCAAGATTGTGCCAAACCGCTTTATGCGGTCGCGCACCGTGTTCATTTTGGACATGGACTACTGGGCACTGGCTGAGTTGACAGCGCCGTCGATGCAAGACCTGCCTAACACCTTTGACGGTGTGGGCAAAGTGCTGGTGACCGAGTACACCTTGGAAGCCAAGCAAGAGAAAGCAAGCGCCGCCGTGCGCGACATTCTGTAATCTTTGACCTAGCCTAACAAGGCCGATTCGGGTGGAAAGCCCGATCTCCATTTTCAACTAAACGCAGTGATTGCGCAGGAGGGCTACATGGCTCACGACTTTATTACCGTCAGCAAGACGGGTATTCAATTGGCCTCTACCGCCACATCAAACGGCGCGGCTATCCCGTTCGGCTCGGCGGGTGATGTGCCCCGCTTAATCCGCATTGCAGCGACACAGCCCGCTTGCATCCGCATCGGCTATGGCGCTCAAACTGCCGTCGTCTCCGATTTGCAGGTGCAGCCTGGCGACGCGGTTTGCCTTACAACAAGCGGTACGACACACATTGCTGTGATTGCCGTAAGTGCTAATGGCGTGGTGCAAGTCAGCCCGCTGGAAAACCTTGCATGAGCGCGATTCAAACGCAATTTTTAGAAGGCGCAGATCATACCTTTCAAGTCAAGCGCTCGCAAGATTTCACGCCGATTGCGGAGTACGCCAAGGGCATGCAAGCGATGGGCATGACGGGCACGAAAGATATGCGCCACGCGGCTGAAATACCCATGCTTGCCGTTGAAAGCTACATGACGCGGGTGGGCATTAAATTTGACGAGTTTTGCGCTGAACCCAAACACGCCAAAGCCATGCTGAACGACCCCGCGCTGGCCGCATTTCGTATCTGGGAAGGACGCGTTTAATCATGCAAAAGTATTTCGACACGATTCTAGGTAGCAACGGGGCTATCATTAAAGGCGGCTCGGTGTCGATCTTTGCCTATGGCGGGACAACGCTATCGTCTTTATTTTCTGATAGCGCGGGGACGATTGCAAAAGATAACCCGCTAACGACTGATTCGCTGGGTTATTTTGAGTTTTACGCTGCCAACGGGCGCTACTCCATGCTGGTTACGGCTGACGGCTTTGTTGCAAAGAACGTCTCGGACGTGCAGCAGGAAGACCCAAACGATTTAGCGGTGTACCTAGCAGCCGCCAACGCCGCCATTGCGGTGCAGGTTGCGGCGGCTACGACCCAAGCTACTAACGCCAGCACTAGCGCCACAAACGCCCTAAGTTCCGCTTCATCGGCTTCTGGTAACGCTTCCACAGCTTCCACGCAAGCCACAGCAGCCGCTGCATCTGCCACAGCTGCCTTGTCGTCAGCAACGTCGGCAAGTGGATCAGCATCAACTGCCGCAACGCAAGCAAGCAATGCGAGCGCCAGTGCAAGCACAGCAACGACCCAAGCCACTAACGCTTCTAACAGCGCAACAAGCGCAAGCACGTCAGCCTCCACAGCCTCTACACAAGCAAGTAACGCACTAACAAGCGCAAATAATGCGGCAGCATCTGCGGCAAGTATCGCTGGTGGCCCCGTTGCTAGTGTTGCGGGTTTAACTGGTACGGTCACGTCAGCAGCCCTTAAAACAGCCACAGCTCTTAATAATGTTGATAATACTTTAGACGTAAACAAACCCGTATCAACAGCGCAGCAAACAGCATTAAATTTAAAAGCACCTTTAGCTTCTCCTACGTTTACAGGCACGGTTGCGGGTATCACGTCAGCTATGGTAGGTCTTGGTAATGTTGACAATACCAGTAATGCGACTGAACGTGCTGCGGTCGCCACGCTTACCAATAAATCCATTTCTGGTGGACAGATAACCAGTGCAGTTGCTAATGCGACGCTTGCCTCAACTGTTACCACCAACGCTAACCTTACAGGCGATGTAACCTCAGCGGGTAACGCTACAACCTTATCAAACACAGCAGTAACGCCAGGTAGCTATACCTCGTCAAACATTACAGTAGACGCTAAAGGACGAATCACAGCGGCAACATCTGGCGCAAGTGGTGGCGTTACATCATTTAGCGGCAGCACTACTGGATTAACACCGAATACAGCAACGACAGGGGCTATCACACTTGCGGGAACACTAGCAGTAGCCAACGGTGGTACAGGTAATGCCACAGGTACAGCTATGGTCAATGCAAACTCCACAGGAGATGTAACCTCAGTAGGCAATGTAACTACTCTATCGGCTAGTGGCGTGACGGCTGGTAGCTACACGACAGCAAACGTAACTGTTGACGCTAAGGGACGCGTTACTGCTGCCACAGCAGGTTCAGCGGGTATTCCAGGCATCTTAGGACAAGTCTTTACCTCCTCTGGTACTTTCACAATCCCCTCTGGCGTTACTGCTTTAAAGGTGACTGTGGTTGGTGGTAGTGCTAATGGCACTGCTGGCGGCGCTGGAGACACCGCGTATATAGCTACGGGCGGCGGCGGCGCTGGTGGTGCTGGTGGCGGTTTGGCTATCCAATACTTTACAGGTCTTACTGCGGGTGCAACGCTTACGGTAACGGTTGGTAGTGTTGGAGGTACATCTACGCTAACAAGCGGCACACAGACGATTACAACGGTATCTACTGGCGGCGCTGGTGGAGCAGTAACTGGTGGAGCAATAAATAACGTTGGTATTTCTGGTCTTGCGGGCGGTGCTGCTGGCTCAGGGG